GTAAAGAAGTAATGAAGTTTAATAGAGCACACGAAATAAAGATTAAGGAAATAGCTGAGAAGCATGGACTTACTGTTGACGAGGTTAAAGATATAATCTCTTCTCCAACAAAGTTTATCCAGGAAAAGTCTAAAGAGATAGTCTTTGAGGATGGGTTAACAAGAGAAGAGTTTGACAAGAAAAAGAAAAACTTTAACATCCCTGCAATAGGTAAGCTTTATGCGTCATACTTCCTTTACAACGAGATACAAAAGAAAAAGAATAAAAATAAGTAATAACAATTAAATTTAATAAATATGGAAACAATTATTCAAGCGATTAACAAGGCAATGACAAAAGGAGTATTTAACTTAGATGAAGCTTCGGTTATTCTAAAATCAATAGAAGAAGTTGCAGGAAAGTTAAGTGATATGGAGAGAATGCAGGCAGAGTCTGAATCATTAGTAAAGGCAGAGTAATATGGCAAAAGTAGAGAAACAAATCCAAGAGCAGAAGAATACTGAAGCAAGAGACCTTGGTATAGCAGATTTTTTTAACCAGAGAGACAAAGGAGCTAGGGGTGCAGACGGATTAGTTGCAAACGCAACGAAGATTATCAACGAAGAAACCAAAGTAAAACAAGATCTTTACGATAAATCTCAGTCTGTTACTTCTCTACCTCCCCAGGTAAGCCCTATGTTTAGTAGTGTCTTTCTTACTGCTAAAAGAAACAAGCTAGTTGAAAACGGAATATATCTACCTACCGCTTCTTTTGGGAAGGGTAGCGATACAGATATGGAGATGGATTTTTCTGACAGACAGACCGTACTAAGATGTGGCCCACATGCTGATCAGTTAAAAGAAGGAATGGAAGTAGTAATAAACTTAGAAAACTTTAAGAAAAGACTAAGTGACACTATGGCACAAAAAGTAAACAAAGATTACGAGTATGTACTTCCAATAGAAATAATAGAAGGCACTGAGTATCTGCATGTTACGCAGAGAGATGTAAAATACATCTTAGACTGTAGATAAAAAGTGTCATACACTTATGATATAGCTCTGCTTGTTTGTGGAGCTATTTTTTTATATATTGCAAAAAAAGGAGAAGAATGAATTTATTTGAAATAGAAAACAATGTGGTTACTTATAGCCCTCAAGCATTAATGCTAGAACCATTTAAAAAAATATGGGAAGAGGACAAGAGTGAAGATAAGATACAAGCAAACCTTGTAATGTCTTATGTATACTACATGGCAGATGAGAGAAGTGATTTTATGCACATACTAAATGTGGATGAGAGAATGCAGGCAATAAAAGAAGCACTGCAACTTCCAGAAGATTTTAATGGTAGATCAGAAGAACTAATACAAGCTATGAAGTTCTATGAAAAACTATCAGAAACAACCAGTACAAAGCTACTGCAGAGTACTAGGCTTGTGTTACAGAAGATATCTGAGTTCTTAGATAACATTAACCTAAATGAAAGAGATGAGCGTTCTAACAAGCCCATACACGATATAGGAAAGATTACAGGCTCAGTAGAAAAGATACCTAAACTGATTAGAGCCATAAACGAAATAGAAAAAGAAGTTGTCAAGGAGAAAGCATTAAAGGCTCAATCAGGGACAAAGGATATTAGTATGTTTGATTTAGGAATGTAATGAGGAAGTTTAATAATTTACAAACTCCTATTACGGAGGAATTGCTAGAGGCTATGCCAAGAGAAGAGAAAGAATCTCTACTTGACAGTATAGACTCTATCATGTTTATACAGAACTTGTCTGATCCTAAGCGTAAGTTTGCTAAGGATCTAGATAGGTGGGACAATCCGCTAGTACCAGAGACTAGTGATGATCCAGACATAGTGCCAAGAGTAAAAGATCCTAATGGTAGGATTGTTGTAGATCTAACAAACCCTCACATACTAGAGGATATGGATTTCTTTAGACCTGCAGCAATACACTTTGAAAGGCACGGATGCTATACAAAGATATATCCTAATAAGAATCCTAACTCTACCTACTACAGATACTGGGCTGAAGAAGCAAGAAGATGTAGAGAAGGAATGGTTAGACCTAGTGATGGAGAGTGGATACCTGGTAATTACTATTTCCAGTTAAACTATGCACCACTACTAAGAGCAGAAATAATAAAAGGTACTAAGAAAGCTGATAGGCTAGAAGGATTTGCGTATGTATATGATGCAGATTACTGGTTCTTTCACTATGTAGAACAATGTAGAGCTTTAGGTATGCATGGTGCAAACTTAAAGAGAAGGGGTTGTGGATACTCAGTAAAGGCTAGCAATATGTTGGCAAGAAATTTTGTACTAGGTGATTCCGAGAAAGCTAAGGAAAAAGTAAAGTCATTTGCAATTGCAAACGAGAAAGAATACCTGACTAAGGATGGTGTACTAAATAAGTTTGTTTCTGTAATAGACTGGAATGCAACACATACACCATGGCCAAAGACAAGATCACTTAAAGATTCTTTAAATGATATGCACTGGAGAATGGGGTTCAAGGACAACAAGACTGGCACAGAAAAAGGTGTGCTTAATGAAGTCATGGGTGTTACGCTCAAGAATGATGCACAGAAAGCCCGTGGTAAAAGGGGTGCTTTGGTTCTATGGGAAGAAGCAGGAAAGTTTGATGACTTCCTAACCGCATGGAAGATTGCACAACCATCAGTAGAGGAATCTGGGTTTGCATTTGGATTTATGATGGCCGGTGGTACTGGGGGTGTTGAAGGTGGAGCCTTTGAAGGACTAGAAGAAATCTTCTATAACTCAGCAGGTTACAACATACACTCTATACCTAACGTATTTGACAAGAACACAAACGGAAAAAACAATTGTGCATTCTTCTTTGGAACTTATCTTAATTACAGAGGTAAGATGGATAAGAACGGTAATAGCGATGTTATTGGTGCACTAATAGAAATAAACAAGAAAAGAACTAAAGTAAAATACGGATCTTCCGATGTAAACACAATTGTGCAAACAAAAGCAGAGGAACCAATAACTCCTCAAGAAGCAATTATGCGTACCGAGGGTGTTGCATTTCCTGTAGCAGATCTTAGAGATTACCTAGAAGACATTGCTCCAGAATTAGATTCTTTCTTAGATACTCATTATCAAGGTGTTATAGTTTACGGAGATGATGGACATGCTAAATGGCGTAACACAGACGACAAGCCTATTAGAGAGTTTCCTTACAAAGTAAAAGGAGGATCGTCATCTGATGGTGCAGTAGAGATCTATGAAATGCCCAACAAAGATAGAGATGGAAACATATTCGATAATAGATATATTGCCGGCATTGACCCTATTGATAATGATTATACTATCGGAGGCTCGCTCGCATCAATAATAGTTTTTGACTTATGGACAGATAAGATTGTAGCGGAGTATACTGCTAGACCTCAACTGGCTAATGAGTTTTACGAAACATGCATAAGACTACTAATGTTTTACAACGCACAAGCTAACTACGAGAATAACCTTAAAGGTTTGTTTTCTTACTTTAGTAATAACCATGCGTTGCATTTGTTAGCTGACAGTCCTGAGATCCTAAGAGATATGGACATTGTTAAGTCTAACTTGTTTGGTAACAGAGCAAAAGGTACTAGGACAACTAAAGATGTAATTAAACTAGGTAAAACTTTACAGAGAACATGGATGCTTACCCCTTACGAAGAGGAGAGGTACGATGATAATACTGGAAAGACTACAACTATGTCTATACCTAACCTAAGAAGAATCAGAAGTATAGGATACATCAAGGAATGTATAGCATGGAATCCTGATATTAACACGGATAGGGTTTCTGCAATGGATATGGTTATGATACTTAGAGAAGATAGAGCTAAGTACACGGCTAAGTTTGAAGAACAAGAGTTACAAGACACTGATAACTTTTATCACAACGATGAGTTCTTGGATCTTAACTGGCAGAATGCAATGAGAAAAAAAGGCAAAGAACCTAATTATGCAGATTTTGGTTTTTAGCTATAATATATAGATAGAAAAACACAGATAATTTTGTAAATTTACAATAATAAATAAAACTATGTCATCAAAGAAAAATTTCCCAAGTCAGAAATTGACTTACAAGAAGAAGGGTAAGAGCTGGAGAAGAGACCATTTAGATTGGGCTGACAGTAACAGTTACCTCAACAATAGCAACATAAGAAGAAAGCTAAAGCACAAAAGAATAAACCTAAACCTATACAACGGTAAGTTGGACGTGGGTGATATGAAGTTAATTCTTAATCCAGGCGGAATGGAAAAGTACTACATCCCCGATGCTATTCAACACTACCCAATCGTTACTCCTAGAGTTAACGTACTTGTTGGGGAGGAAAAGAGAAGAAAGTTTGACTGGAGCGTAAGCATTATAAACCCTGACACCTTATCTAAAATAAAGGAAGATCAGAAAAAATTAGTTGATCAAAGACTTATGGAAATGCTTCAATCAGATGTTTCTGACGAAGACTTAGAACAAGAATTAACCAAGTACGCTGACTACATAAACTTTGACTATCAAGACATACGTGAAAAAAGAGCTAATCTTTTAATGCGTCACTACATAACCAAGCTAAACATGAAGGTTGTTTTTCAACAAGGATTCAAGGATGCTTTGATTATGGGAGAAGAGATCTATATGTTTGACATTGTTAATGGTCAAGTTACTTTTGAGAAACTAAACCCACTAAAGGTTCACACGCTACGTGGTGGTAGTTCTAACAAGATAGAAGACTCTGACGTTATTGTAATTGATGACTTCTGGAGCCCTGGTAAAATACAGGATACATACTACAACGACTTAAACGACATAGAAACAAAGAAGCTAGATGAGCAAGCATTCAACGGAGATAATGTAGATTCTGAC